AAAGTAATTTGAGGGTTACCAGTAAGATAAACATCTTGTGCACCATATGCGACTAATTGCATTAATCCTCCTCCCATATTATAATTATAGTTTAGAAAAAAATTTTGAAATAAAACTTAATTAAAATTAAATTAAAATAATAAATTATGTTTTCCATTTTCAATGAATAACATATTATAATTTACTGCGTAAATACTACAGAAACTTTTAGTAATTTGTGTTAAAGTAGTATTATAAATTTTCATATGTAACATAGCTAAATCTATTCTTGAAAAATTACAACTTCCCGAAGGTTGAAATTCAGTAGGATTTAAGGAAAATGAATATATATAATAAGTCCCATCTTTATTTGTATTTTGATTAATATTATAAATAGTTTTCGTATTTTTTAAATTTAATTTTAATGGAATTAATGAATGATAATATTCACCATCTATCTCTTCAATTGCATCATAATTATTTAATGATATTTTTGCTTTTTCCAAATTATATTTATATGGTAAATTCCATATTATATATTTAATTGGACGATGTAAATTTAATTTAATATTATTTTCAATTGAATTATAATTTGAATTAATATGAATATTTTCTATTGATTGAACTTGTTCAATTAAATATTCTAATTTATTATTCATAAAAAAGTTTTTTTGTTCTTTATCTAAAACTATATAATTACATAATAATTTACAATCATCAAGTTCAATATTATTAAAAAAGTAATAATCACCTAATAAATCTTTTTTATTATTAAACTCAATATTAATTATAACTTCACTATTTTTTAATGAAATTAATGGTAATGAATTATAAGTAAAATTATTAAACCAAAATCTTAATGGTACATAAAAATAATTAGAATAATTATCTAATTTAAATAATGTTAAATTTTCAATTATATTATATTGATTATCATTATTTATAAAATAATGATTATTAATATTTAACCAATTAGAATTATATTTATCAATAATATTTTGATCTATATTTAAAGAAATACTTTTGATTATATTATTTAAATTAGTATTTAAATTAATTATATTAAATGAACCATTAATATTAAAATTATTTGTAATATATGTGTGTTTATTTAAATTAATAGTTTGTGTAATTATTTTATTATAAGAAATATTAAATTTTATTTCATTATAATTATAATTAATTAAATTAAGTATATTATCAATTATAGGAATTTGATTATTATATACGTCATAAAAATGAATTATTAAATTTTCATAATTAATAATATTATATTTAGTATTATACAAATATATAAATATATCATCAGTTTTTAATGAATTATTATCTTCATTTGCATTTACATTTGCATCAGTAAAATTAATAAAAAAATTATAATTTACCAATTGAGTATCTAAATTAATATATATAGTATCAGTTTTAATTATTTCATAATGATTATTATTAATGGTATAATTAAAATATTCACGTGTATTACTAATATTATTTGTAGATGTTAATAAACCTTTAAATTCTAAATCTATATTACCAAATTTAGTATTATTTGTATACTTAATTTTATAACTTAATACAACTTGATTGAAACTGGATACTTTATAATCATCAAAATTATAAAAACCTTCAGTATCGGGTAAAATTTCAATAGAATTATTATATGTAAAAATATTACCTTTATATAAAGTAAATTTAATATTATTTTGATTTATAAGTATAGTATCAAACTGAAATTTATATTTTGTATCAGAATTTAAATTTCTATTATAAAAATATCTTTGAGTATTATTAGATAAATCAATATATCTAATATTTCTTTTAGGAGAAAAACTAATATAATCTTGTGTTTGTAATAAATTATCAATATCCAGTTCATTTTCATTGCCAATAATAATGGGTTTCCACTCTTGTATAATATTTATATTTTGTGCAAAATTTATATTAATTTGATTAGAATTACTACCTACATAAATAGGCGATTTCTTTAATATATTTATATCATTTGGCTTTTGAATAGATAAATTTAAATTTGAATTAATTAAATTTCCTTTAAAATTAAGTCTGAGGTACATTTTATTAATTAAATCTCCGTATTCATTTAATCTTATATATGTTTTACTTCCTAATAGTGGCTTTGTAGAAAAATTACATAATTTATCTTCATATGAAAAATTATAATACTGTTTATAAATAGATTTAAAAAATGTTATTTCAGGATTACCAATTAAAAAAGTATCTTCTTTGCCTTTATTATATAATTCAATTAAACCAACAGTCATATCTTTATTATATTTAAATATTTATATTTATATTAATTTAATCTTAATAATAATTATTTGAAGTTGTTGTATTATTATTTGAAGTTGTTGTATTATTATTTGAAGTTGTTGTATTATTATTTGAAGTTGTTGTATTATTATTTGAAGTTGTTGTATTATTATTTATAATATTAATTTTATTACCCATATAACTATGAATTCCACATTGATAATAAATTTCCTGATTATTAAAATTATTAGTATCTAATTCAACTATTTTTTGTTGAGTATTAAAATTACTACCATTATTTTTAATATTAAAATTATATTTATATAGAATTGCTGGTTCTCCTCCTATTATACTTTTTGTAATATAAAATGGATGACCTGATGTTGATGGATCATTTAAATTAAAAGTATATATACTATTCGAATTTAAATATAAAACAGGAGATTCAATGTTATTTAAATAATATTTACCATTTTGAACTGTTACTAAAAAATTATTTGTTTGACTTATTTCATTATTAGATATATAATTATTATTATTATTTAATAAATTATTATTATTTAATACATTATTATTAGTTATATAATTATTAATATTAGGTATATAATTATTATTATTAAAGTAATTTGTTTCTGAATGTTTACTATTAATATTAATTACTCCTTTTGTAGTAGATGAATAATCAGTACCTACCTCAAAACAGTATATACTAATTGAATATGATGTAAAAGCATTTAATACAAATTTATAATACAAATAAGTTTTTTTATTAATAAAACTTTTTTCTAAATAATCTTGATTAGATACATCTACTAAAGTAAATGTTTCATTATAAATTTCGTATAATTTAGAATAATTACTATAATTAGAACCATATAAAATTATATTATTAATTTTATTATTATTATCTACTTTTTTACCATCATAAATATAATAAAATTTAAAATATGTTATCAAATTTGATTTATTATTAAAATTAAAATTTATTTCATTATTATTTAGTATTTTCCATTTAAGAGGATTAGAATTATCTTTATCAATTTGATTTAAATATTTTTGTTCTATATTTTCATATTTATTTTGTTCTATTGAATCCCAATTACCTATTACATAATCAGTATCTAATATAATTTTCTCCTTTTTAAATCCATATTTTAATTTAATAGGATAATTATTATTAAAATTTAATAAATTAATAGGTACATCAATAATATATTTAGAATTAAAATAACCTTCTTCTCCAATCCTTATAATATTTTTATTAAATATATCATCGTTTGTTTTAAAAAAATCAAAATTAATATTTTTCATACTTTCATCACTTATATCAAATTCATAACTATATGATTGATTAAAATTTAATTCAGGAATTATTTTATTATTTATTAATATATTGTTATTTACATTATCGTATTTTACTTTATAAAGAATTTTATTATTAATTACACCTTTTATTATAAATGTATTATTATTTAATAAAAAATTTAAATGAGAATTATTTATATTAATAAATGAATTACTATCATATTTTATATTAAAATTATTTGTTATATTAGAATTTGTTTTTAATATAGATTTTCCAATAATATCACTATTTATCCACATATACGAACCAGTAAAATTATATAAATTATTATTTATAATATTAAATTCGTAAATACTGCTTTTAAAATAAAATTCTATATTAAATCCTGTTTTTAAATCATTTGGTAGTATAATATTAATTATTCTAGTTTCTAAATTATCCGAATCATTTTCATAATTAATAACAAATATATAATTAGAATTAGAATTCGTAATAGTATAATTACTATTATTTTCATTTATTGTAATAATATTTTTTGTAAAATAAAATTTTTGATGATCACTTATTAAGTTATTAGTTTCTAAATTACTACATATTATATCACTATAATTTTCTGTTGCCATTTATAATAACACTATATATTAAATATAAAGTTATTTCTTATATTTTTTATATAGTCTAATATTAATTAGAAATGGGTGGAGGATTAATACAATTAGTCGCATATGGAGCACAAGATATTCATTTAACTGGAAATCCAGAAATAACTTATTTTAAACTTATGTATAGAAGACATACTAATTTTTCAATAGAATCTATAGAACAAACCTTCAATGGGGATATTGACTTTGGAAATATTACATCTGCAATTATAGGTAGAAATGGAGATTTAATTAAAAATATATATATTGAACTTGAATTACCTCAATTAAATGATACTTCAACAGAATGGAGGGGATATATAAACAGTTTAGGTTACGGAATTATTAATTATATAGAATTACAAATTGGAGGTCAAACTATAGATAAACATTATGGTCAATGGATGGATATATATGATGAACTAACAGATCAATTAACAGATGAATTTATAGGCAGATTTAATACATTATATTCTTTAAAACAAAATTATTATCAAAGAAAAATATATATTCCATTACGTTTTTGGTTTAATAAAAATCCAGGTCTTGCTTTACCTTTAATTGCTTTACAAAACCATGAAGTTCAAATTAATCTTTCATTAAGACCATTAAATGAATTAATAAAAGCAGATTCTAATTCATTTATAATAGATGATACATTAAAAATTACTTCGGGGAAAATATGGATTGATTATATATTTTTAGACAATGATGAAAGAAGAAAATTCGCTCAAATTAATCATGAATATTTAATTACACAAACTCAAATGGTTGAACATAGCTTAAAAGAACATAATGGAGATTCTACTATTACAAATAAATTTGAATTAAATTTTTATCATCCTGTTAAAGAAATAATATTTACTTGTCAAGATATTAAAAATGAAACTCCTAATGATTTTGTTTCTGGTAATAATTGGTTAACTTATACTTCAGAAGCTTCACAAAATTCAGATACTTTTAAAAATGCTAAAATACAACTTAACGGTCAAGATAGATTTACTGAAAGAGAACCTATTTATTTTAGATCAATTATTCCTTATCAATATCATAGTAGAACACCAAGAAAGTATATTTATTGTTATTCTTTTGCTTTATATCCAGAGGATAATCAACCTTCTGGAACATGTAATTTTTCAAGAATTGAAAACTCAAATTTAGTTATTACGTTTAATAAAACTAACTCCGTTGGTGGTATATCTAATGGTAAAATTAAAATATACGCTGTAAATTATAATATATTAAAAATAGCACAAGGAACAGCTGGATTATTATATTCAAATTAAAAAAAATAATTTTTTTAAAAACACGTCAAAGATCAGAGGTGCAGTGTATGCAAGTGCGATTATTGTCACTTGTTGGAATAGACTATCGCAGCCCGTTCTAGTGCAGGCCGGAATGAATTAGATAAATCCAGGAGTAATCTGCTCAGCACGCTTTGGTAGCCACTTGGCATCAATGGGAAGGTACGAAGCACGACGGCTTAGATCGGTCAATTTAAACATTATATAATAAGAATTATTGTAAAATTATAAGTAACTACATGTCATCTTTCATCATGAATACAACTACAGTTTCAATAATTCATTAAGGAATATACTAAACTTTCCTCCTACCTGTAGCGGCTTCTGCTGAGCGAGATGGCCTTCGAGTTCGACTACTCGCTGTGCACAGACTTCCAGCCCTGTGTTACCACGCACTGCATGGACAGAAATTCAGTACTCATGAGCTCATCCAAGAACTTTCAACATATCTTTAAAAGTTGGGCAAAAAGTAATTTGAATAAAAAAAGTGAATATTTTGATGCAGATACGCTTGAAGCAGAAACTAAAAAATATAATGAAAAAAAATATAGTAAGAAATAATATAATACTTCTA